GGAAACAGTGGAACGTCAACGTTGCCATGAAGACCGGACCAACCGGCAGCCAGGTGATCCGCCAGATGATGAGGTGAGCTGATGGCGATCACCGTTGGCGGCCTCACCATTTCCGCACTGCAGCAGATCCCCTTCACCCACTCTGGTGATGCTCAGTCTGGCCGCACCGTACGTCGCTGGCCCGTTCAGTGCATCCTCACCCCGGCAGATTGGCTGACGCTGGACGGGATCTATACCACCTGGCGGGCACTGCGGATCGCCGAACCCGACACCATGATCAGCCTGGCGGTGGGCAGCACCGTGGCCTGCAGCGGCACGCTGTACGGCATGACATGGACCAACGTTGGCGCGTGGTTCAGCGAGCCTCCCGTGCCGACCGCCATTGGTGCCATGGTCGGTGTGTCGTTCGAGCTGGTGGATGCCACTCAACAGCTCGCCGTGATGCTGCGCGAGCTGGAAGTTGGCACCCTCGTAGACGATGTTGAGCAGGCAGCCGGCACCTACACCCTCGGCACGGTCACACTCAACCTCACCGCGCAGCCGGAGGGCCATGACGACGGCCCAACGCTGGAGCTGGCCGGCACCGGCACCCATGTGATCCGTGGCCCGCTGCTGGCCACCAAGGTACGGCGCATCGAAGGCTGGACGCAGACTGCTGGAGCGGATGCAACGATCCGCACGTGGTATGAAACCACGATCGCCACCGTGCCAGCGGTCGGCTCCTGGTTCCCCGTATCACCGCCGGTGATTGATCAGGTGCCGGTGATCGTGGCAGGTGCCAGGGTGACGCGGTATCTGGTGAGCATTGAGCTGAGGCAGGTGCGATGACGGTTGACTTCCGCGCCACTGTTGCCACCGACCTGGGCGTGTGCATCTCGGGTGATGTTGGCTCAAACCATATTGGTGATGGCAGCGGACTGATCAAAACCAGCGGCCGGCTGCTGATGGATGGAATCCTCAACCCAGCAAGGGGCACGCCGGCCAACCTGGTGATTGTGCGCGAACAGCTGGGGCTGATTACGGCATTTCCTAAGCCGATGTATGTGCTGCGGGCACTGCCGAACGTGATTGAGCGGACGACTGAAATTGAGATCGGCTGCAAACTCACGCTGATGGAAGGTTTGAAGCGTAAAGAACTCTATAAGGCATGGGAGCATGAACCACCGAACTGGGTAACCGTGCCGGTCTACATCCCGTTTGGTGACTTCATCTCAAGCCAGCGCCCAGAGAATCAATACCAGACGCATCGCGTTGCCGTTGCAGCGAATACGATCAGAGCGCAAAGCCTGCTGGAATACTGCCTAGAAAAGATCGACCTTGAACTGTCAGATGATAGTGCCAACCTTGATTTCGTATTCCTACGCTCTACAATCAACCTAGACAGCGGCTACGTTCAAATCATCGGTGACCTAATCCGCTCTGAAACGAAGTTTGGCAGAATCATGCCTGATGGCAAGCTGCAGATTCGCGGCTTGAACTTTCAGCTTGGACGGCTTGGCCCAGTGCTCACAACCGATAACCTATTCAGCATCGAGGCGATTGATGGTGCCGTCCAGCCGCCTGATGAATACACAGTGCAATACAACGGCGCCGAAGCGAACGCTCAGTATCAAGAACGCAAGCGGCTAAACTGGCAGGGATGGGTTGATCGGCCGTTTACTTTCAGTAACTCAGCCGCTACCGCGCCATGACAAACTGGACATACGACAACACCGTTTCGCCGCCGCGCACCATCACGATTCAGTATGTCACTGAAGATGGGACGGCTAGTTCAGTATCGCTGACCAGTGTAGACACCAGCGAAACAGATATTGCTTACACCCGGATGGAATACACTGACATCCTGGGGATGCAGAATGCTGCCGATGTCGCTGTTTTGAAAGTTGAAGAACGGCGCACCACGCAAGCATCGGTGAATGGCTCACTTGTTGCCAATCGACTGTCCCGTGGTGAAGGCTTGCCCTCTGGTGATGCCATTACATTGATCGAGATCGAATATGAATCAGAATCATCTGTTGACGGGCCTGTACTTATCAAGGAGCGAATTGAAACCAGTATCACTACATCTGAACTAGCCGGCAGCCTTGCAGTGCCAAGCTACGAAGATTATACGCCTGGCGTTGAGCTATTCCTTTCAACCGTGCGCGAGCTTGACCATACCACCGTATTTGACGACGCTGGTGCCGCCACAACTCGCACCACTGCTAAAACATGGATCGCCTATGGTTTAACGCAAGACGGGCAGCAATCCTTTGCAGAGCAGATGCGTCAACTGCAGTCCAGCAGCATTGATCCATCAGAATGGGGCCAACAAATCAGTGACGCAGTGGAATCAATGAAGGCTTTGGTGTTTCAAGGCACCGAGGTGCAAACTAACGCAGGCCGGCCATCAGCGCCCACCAAGCCAAGCGACCAGGCGATCAACCGCAATGAGCTAACCGAAAATGATACCGGCATCCGGTACATCAACGGTCGGCTATCATTCATCAGTGACTTAACCAACAGCATTACAACGGCAGTCAGAGATTACGTGATGCCGTTTGCTCCAGATGATTTCTTTTCCTGGGATGAGGTGGCATGACCGAATACATCCGGAACTTAAACCAAAGCAGGGCGCAACGGAGGGCGGAAGAGTTCGGCCTTGCGCAAGCATTGCTGGAAGCAGGCCATGCCTATGGCTTTAATGTCATCACTGGTTTCAACGAACTGCCCACCCGCGATCTGTCACCGGTGTATGTGCGTGTGCAAGGTGTTGAGGCTGCCTTCCTTACTGATTCGGTGAGTTATGCCTGGGACAGCAACGGCTTGGTCGTGAGTGCTGATCTGCTGTATCTCGGTGCAACGGGATACTACGGAGCATCACCACCAACCAGTAGCTGGGTGCGGATTCCAGTGCCAGTTAATCAGCTGCAGCCATCGCCCGCGCCGGGCTCAAACGTTGAGGAGGATCCATGACCATTAAGGCGAACAGCATTGCCATCCCGGTCGGTTTCAACCCTCGCAACCCGGCAAGTGTTGCTGCAGCAGTGGCGTTGCTGCCTGATGATGGCCTGGATACCTACAGCCTTGCGCAGGCTGCTGGACTGAAGCTGATCGGTCCAGCACTGGTGATTGAACGGCTTGAGGCAAGCAGTGGGCCAACAGTGCAGGTGGTTGATTACAGCTATGCGTTGACGCTGCCGGCTGAAACGTTCAGCTTGGCGACTGGTGGGTTTATTGAGGTGTTTGCTGGTGGTGTGGTGCCTGCTGCGGAGGTGACGGTCGCGGCGTTGGTGCCTGGTGTAAGCACTGGTGCGAGTGTGGGGGTGCCGGCGGCTGGGGTGGCGGTGGTGGGCTTGCCGCCAGTGGTGGCAGCCGGAATCAGCGTGCTGGTGCCTGCAGCAGGTATCGCTGTGACCGCACTGGCGCCTGTGGTGACATCTGAAGTCAGCGTGACGCTACCTGCAGCAGCTGTCGCTGTGACCGCTCTGGCGCCGACTGTGACCGCTGGCGCAGTAGCGGAGGAAGACCTTGGTTGGTGGGCAGCCTGGTTGTGGAACTCGGAAAGCTAGGGCACAGGTTGATGGGACATGGCAGCACCAAACATCAAAGGGCCGTCAAGTGTCACGACGGTGCTTGGCAAAACCGATGGCTATGCGGTGACGACCACTCTGGCGGCAGCGCTGAGCAATGCAGCGGCAAGCGGCAAGGTACTGAAGGTCAACTCGGTGTATTGCGCGAATGTGGATGGCGCTGCAGCGGCTGACATCTCGCTGAGCTACTACAACGGCACGACGGATTTCTATCTAGCGAAGACGATTACCGTTCCGGCTGACGCAACGCAGGTGCTGGTGACCCGCGAAGCGTACATCTACCTGGAAGAGGGTGACAGCCTGCGTGCGGTCGCGAGCGCTGCGGGCGACCTGGAGCTCGTGATTTCCTACGAAGACATTTCCTAATCATGACCTGCACCAAAGAAACCTACACGGCAGTTGCTACCTGGACGCCAGACCAAGTGGCCAACCTTTTCCGCGATGCGTTCATCGACGCGGGGCTGATGACAGCCTGGTTCGATTCGTTCCTGAGCGGCAGCATCGAGAATCGTATTCTGGAAGTCACCTACGACGGGACCAAGACGTATGGCAAGACTTACTACTGGTTTATGTTCTCGACCAGTGGAGTGTTTCTCCATGTAGCAACGGGGTGGAATGCTTCGACGGATGTTCCGATTGGCACGCAATATCTGGACTTCTTCGCCACCACGACAAACTCAACAGCCAACCACTCGCAAATCTTCAGTGCGTCCACTGCCAGCACTCTAGAGCTGGTGCGCTACACCAGTGGCGTGGACACGGATCAAAGCTGGTTTGTCCTTAAAAGCGGCGCAGATCGGCGCTGCTTCACTATCGTCAATGGCGCCATTACTGTGCAGCCGTGGATGGATTTGGCAAAGGGATTTTTTGCTGGCTTTGTCTGGGTCTACCCTTCAACCTGGAGTCATCGCGGTGGCGTGTTAAGTCTTATGCGCGGCCCTTCGCTTAGGCGGGATCTAGCACTAGGTGGCGCCCTTAATGGAAGCACAACCTCAAATAATTACGCGGGCGCACTGGCTATCACAAGCCAATTTACTTCGACGGGCATAGCAATCCTTGGATATGGAGCGCCTGGAAATGCTTCCAATAATTTTTTTGCAAATGCTGAGCGTTTTTCCGCGAACACCCAGCAGCTTGCTAACCCTGGCAGTGGCGGCTTTGGCTCTCATACCATCATCCTCCCCAGCAACTTCAGCGGCACAAACCCTGCCTTTACCAGCAACAGCAATCCTGTGTTTCACAGTATGCCGTTCATGCCGTACATCACGGAATCATTGCCAAGTGATTTTGGCCTAACCTTTCACTACGCCACCAACTCATTCAATCAGGGTGACACCTTCGTGGTGAGCGCCGGCACTGAGGAATGGGAGGTGCTCGACTTCGCCGCTAACGTTTCTGCTGTGACTGGGGCCTCTCCACTGTTCCTGGCGAGAATGATCTGATGGCAACCATCAACCAATCACCAGCAGGGCAGGCCAGCGTCACGCTATCGGGGATCGGCTTCGACGAGATCGAGGCCAGCGGTACGCCGTTCCGGCAGTCGCGCAAGGTCGTCGGCAGCCCCAGCGTTGCCGTCAGCTTTGGCGGCGGATCGGCAATCATGCAAACCCTAATCCCAGCATCACTGCGCGGCAAAAATACGCCAGTTTCGTCAACATCTGCCAGCGGAATCTTCACCCTTGACGATCAAATCTCGGCCAAGCGAGCCGATACCTGGCCATCCTGACATCTCCCTAGCCTGACCCCAAACCCCAGACCACCATGGCCACCCTGATCCTCAACTCGTTCCATGAAGACCTGGCCCGTGGCGTCAACCTCACCCCGCCCACCGCACCATTCCCCTCGGCCTAACCGGAAAACTAGGGCCACAGCCCGCCGAGCACCGTGGCCCCCACCATCAGCCTTTACAACCACACAGCGGCACGGTTCGCTTCCGGTGCCAATGCTGTTGGTGACACCTACAAGGTAAAGCTGCTCACGGCAGCCACCTTCAACGCCACCCACACCACACTGGCGGCCACTGGTGGCACCGAGGTTGCTAACGGCAACGGCTACACCACCGGCGGCGCCACGCTTGCTAATGCGGCGGTAACAACCGTCAACACGAACGAGGCAAAGTTCGACGCAGATGATGTGACGTGGGCGGCCAGTGGTGGCGCGATCACGGCCAGTTTCGCGATTCTCTACAACGCCACCGACGCCGATGATCCGCCGGTTGCATTCATCGACTTCGACGGCGCCGAGACCGCTGGCACTGGGACTGATTTCAAGATCATCTGGAACGCTAACGGCATCGTGACCTTCACGGTGGCCTGACCATGAGCTTCGTTATCTCCCAAGGCGAGCTTGAGTTTCAGTCGGGCCTGATCCTCGACGGTCAGACCTACAGGGTGTTCCTCGCCACCACCGGCAGCCTCACCCTGGCCAGCACGCTCACCGCATGGGAAGCAGCCAAGCTGGCATCAGCAAACGGTTATGCCGATGTAACCGGCACCGTCGGCAACGGTGTCTACAACACCACCAATGGCAGGGTGGAATCGCCCGTGATCACCGGCCAGTTTGGCCCTGCAACCGGCGCTGGGTTCACCTTCGATGCGATGATCATCAAGATCGGCACCACCAGGACCAGACCCTATGCCGTGCGGTTGTATGAGGTGCCGCAGGTGCTTGCTGCTGGTCAATCCCGTGCGTTCAATATCACTCTAGGCATCAAGCCATGACGCTAAACATCAACCTGGAAGATGTGCCTGATGCAATCCTTGAGGCGGTGAAGGCACGGATCATGGCCAACCGCCGCAGGTTGCTCGATCGCCAAGAACTGCTTCGCCAGCCGCCGCTGCAGCCCAAGCCGCAGTCCCGTAAGTTCGGCGCTGACAGCAAGAGGTGGAAGCGACCGCAGCCGGCGGCGGTGGCTAATTATGGGTTAGGTTGCGACGGCGTATTCATTTACTTCCCTTCGACAGCCCCGCCGCTGGCAAATGACGAAGGGGCTGTTATCACTCGCGAAGCAAGCGCCATCGAGCCTTATTCGATAGTAGAGGGCGATGGATTTACTGCTTACACGATTGATGTGGAAGAGATCGTGACCACGTTCCTCCAAGAAGCTTGGAACGTTGATTTTGGCGAAACCGAGATTGACGCAAGCACTGGCGAGTTTACTGTCCAGTATCTAGTCAAGCAGGAAGGGTCTACGGGCACGGTCAGAATCGAGCTATTCAACGGCTCAACTCTGCCTGCGAATACCCGCTTTGACATTACTACCTATTCAACTTTCATTTTAGCATCCCAAGATGGGGTTAATTATGACTTTTTGAACATTGCTAATAATAGTCCAAGCTATGTTCATTATGCAATACAAAAAATTAGCGGCAATAAGATTACAGTTCATCGCAACGGCCAGAAAATATACGATGAATCTACGTCGGCCAGTTCTCCCGATATACTGCGCTTCAGGCTTTTAAGAGACGCAAGCACCGGGGTGGCTATCAGCCCAATCAGAATTCAAGATCGCGCCGTGTATGGCGATGCCGAGACTATCGAGCCGCTCCCTTATCCGTTCTGTAGGCCGCTTAAAAGCCTAATCCTTAAACCAGCGGCGTGATACTCCGCAACCATTCCCATGACCACCCCGCAACCCGGCAACCAGATCCCCGCCGAGGATCCCATCGCCCACCTGGTGGAGGCGGCCCAGTTCCGGGTCGCTAGCCAGCGCATCAAACTCGCCAAGGCCACCACTACGCAGAGGCCCGGAAAACTCCAACGCACCTAGGCGTGATGCCATGCGTTTCCGTTCCCACCTCTCCCGCCCTGACCACATGGCGGGGATGTTCCCCTGCGTTGATCCTGAACCCCCTACCGATCCTCCTGCTGGTGGCGCCTCTGATGCCGACCCTGCCGGCGACGACCCCACCCAGCTCACTGATGCTGATCGCCTGAAGAAGGCACTCGACGCAGAACGCAAGCTGAACCGCCAGAACGCTGCCCGTGCTGCACAGCTCGAAGCGCAGCTGAAAGAAGTCGGCCAGGTCAACCCGCAGCTCCTGGCCGAAGCACAGGCCAAGGCCACGGCCGCCGAGCAGCAGGCGCAGCTGCTGGAGCAGCAGATCAACTCCCGCCTCGCTGATCAGGAGCGGAAGTACCAGGAGCAGCTGACCAAGCTCACCGGTGAACTCCAGTCCAAGGCATCCGCTGCCGAACGCGAGGCCCTCCGCGTTAAGGCCGAACGCGAATTCCTTGCATCCAAAGGCTCCACCGACGCATCGGAGATCGACGGCCGCACGCCATTCGACTACATCTGGCAGGTCTTCGGCCAGAGCTACGCCGAGGACAAAAACGGCCTCTACCTGCTCGATGCAGACGGCACACCCGCCCTCGATGCAGAAACCGGCAAGCGGATCACCCTGCGCGAGCACTTCGCCAGGCTCCGCAAGGATCCCGTTCACGGCATGCACTTCCAGCCCGAATACGGCTCCGGCGGCGGTGCCCGTGGTGGCCGTGACGGCCGGATCAACACCACCGCCGACCTCTCCAAGATGCCAACCGGGCAGATGTTCAGCGAGGCATTCGGCAAGCCTCGCTGATTAAACAGGCAACGGCTTAATCGCCAGGGGTCTGCTGTTCACGACACGGGAAGCGTGATGCCTCCCATCCCGGCGTGACGCCACCAGCAGACCTCTTCCCCCTGTTCCCCCAATGGGCCTTACCCTTCTGGAGGCGGCCAAATCCGAACGTGACCTGGCTCGCCTTGCTGTAATCCGTGAGCTCGCTGAAGGCGAGCTGATGAGCGTCATCCCCTTCCAAAACGTGGAAGGTGAGGGCGTGTTCTATGACGTTGAAGCCGAGCTGCCCGCTGTCGGGTTCCGTGGCATCAACGAAACCCTCGACGCCACCTATGGCGTGCTCAATCCTCAAGCTGAAAAGCTGAAGATCATGGGCGCCGAGGTTGACGTGGACACCGCCATCATCGACATGCGTGGCCCCCAGGCCATCGCTGATCAGGTCCAGATGAAGGTCCGCTCCATGCGGCTCACCTTCGAGGATCAGTTCATCAATGGTGACGAATCCGCCAACCCTCGCACCTTTGATGGCCTCCGCCGCCGGATCAATACCGGCAGCTCCCAGGCGATCGCCATGGGCGGTGCTCTCTCGCTGTCCGCTCTCGATGAGCTGATCGACGCCTGCGATGCCGCTGGTGGCGAGAAGGTGCTGATCATGAACAAGAAAATGCGCAGGCGCTTGAACACCGCCAGCCGCAACTCGTCCATCGGTGGTTTCATCAACTACGAGCAGAACGAGTTCGGTCGTCGCGTCACCACCTACGGGGATGTGCCGATCGTGGTCGTTGACACCAACGCCCAGAATCTGCCGATCATGCCTTTCACCGAGGCATCCAGCTCCACATCCATCTACTGCGTCGCCTTTGGCGACCTGCTTACCACCGCCCTGCAGGGCCGCGCTCGCGGTCAGTTCGGACCTTCCGTTCGTGCTCTGGGTGAAGTTCCTGATGCGCCGGTCGATCGCACAAGGCTGGAGTGGTACTGCGGCATGGCTGTGATGAACGGGAGGTCCGCCGCCCGTCTCTCTGGCGTGACCGATGCGGCTGTAGTGGCCTGATTCTCGTTCCCTGATTCCGAGGTTTATCAATGGCTCGCTCTACTGGCCTCTCCCCCCGCCGGGGGTACCTGATCGACGCATCCACCGTCCTGGTGGGTGCCGTCGCTGCTGGCGCCCGAGGCCGCGCCGCTGCCACCCGTACGGGTGCGGCTCAGATCCTGAACACTCGCCTTGATGCTCAGGACACCTTCAAGCTCGTGGCGCACGGTAACGCGTCGGCCGCGGGTCAGTACACCGTGCAGGTGGCTCACGTTGCCGAAGGCGGCACCGTGAATAACTCGCACTACGCCACCATTGCTGTGATCACCTGTGCCCCTGGCATCCAGGAGATTGCACTGAGCGGTGCGCAGGTGCGTGCACTGGCTGCTACCGGCGCCTCGATCACCTCCGGTGATGTGCGTGTGGTGGCGATTCGCGCCAACGCTGGCGTCGATGCTAACGCCCCTGCTGGGGTGAACACGATCAGTCTGCAGGTGGCTGACTGATCCACTGGGGGACTCTTCGGGGTCCCCTTCACCATTTTCTGAGGACTGACTGATGGCTTCGTTTGCGATGCCCCAGGGTGTGACGGTTGAGGAGATGCTGGCGGCGATGGGTGCGCCCGTAACAGAGCCTGCTGCCGAACCTGCCGCACCGAAGACCCGCGCCCGTGTGGCTGGCGGGAAGTTCAAGGCTGACGATCCGGCCACGCCTGATAAGGACGAGGCGTGGCAGGAAAACTGAGGCACCAGCGAGGTTCCTGATCCATGGCGTGGGTTGAAGACGAACCCTGGAACATGGAGCAGGGCATTGATGCACTGCTGGAGCTGCATCTGTTCACTGATGCAGCCGGCACGATCGCCTGGCCATTCGCTGGCTGGGACGTGAACGCCACCGTCAGCGATGAGAAGGGCCGCACGGTATATCCGGTGACGGTGAATGCCAACGCTGCCACCGGTGTGGTGAAGCTGATCCTGCCCGAGGCGACGGTAAACACGTTGCGGTTGGGCAAGCGCTACCGATACGACTGCCTAATGGTGGCGCCGGGCAACGTCGTTGCAGATGACCACCACCTTGCGGCGGGTCCTGTGACCGTTGCACTGAGAACCACCAGGAGGGATCCATGAGCTGCCCTGCAGTGATCAAGGTCGTCACGCCGGGGCCGCCGGGACCGGCAGGGGCGACCGGTGTTGGCGCAGCGTGGCGGCAGGGCAGTGGAGCGCCTGGCGCTGGCGTAGGCAGCAACGGCGATTTCTACCTGAACACCGCCAACGGCGACATCTACGGGCCGAAGACAGCCGGCGCCTGGGGTGCGGTGATCTTCAACATCGCCGAGGGGCAGCAGGGGCCTGCGGGTGCGGCTGGTGCGGCTGGTGTTGACGGGCGGACGGTACTGAGTGGCAGCGGCGCACCTGGTGGTGGTGTTGGCGCGAACGGTGATTTCTTCATCGACACCACCGGCTGGGTGATCTACGGGCCGAAGGCGGCGGGTGCATGGCCTGCAGGTGCATCGCTGGTGGGGCCTGCTGGAGCAGCGGGGGCAGCGGGGGCACAAGGCCCACAAGGCGATCCTGGTCCGACCGGCGCTCAGGGCCCTGCAGGCTCGCCTGGCCCTGCTGGGCCCAAGGGCGACACTGGCGACACGGGCCCGACTGGACCCCAGGGGCCTGCAGGCGCGACTGGTGCTGCGGGCCCGGCCGGTGCCAAGGGTGATACCGGGGACGCTGGGCCTCAAGGCCCGACTGGCGCGACTGGCCCGCAAGGACCAAAAGGCGATACCGGCGATGCCGGCCCTGCTGGACCGCAGGGCGCGACTGGCCCGCAAGGCCCAGCCGGCCCGACTGGTGCCGTAGTCAGTGACCCGACCGGCATCACCGGAGCCGACGCCGTGACCAACA